CCGCGAATACGCAAAACCGGGATTAACCCACCCGGCCCCCCCGCTTCACCACTAGCAGGGGCGAGGTGCCACAAGTGGCGGCGTCCACTACGGGCATTCATGGAACGCCGCCAAGATGCTTACACAGGCAACGACAGTGCCGCACGAGCGGCACTGACCCATGCATCAACGGAGGTTGCCGTAAACACTTGGTACAGCTTGGTACGGAACCACACGATGACTCCAGCTGGCACGTTGACCACCAGGCGACGATAGGCCCACGTGGCGACCGAGGTTGGCTGATCGACGGTGGCCGCCACGGAAGCCGAAGCTCCCGCGACGCCCTCCTGCGACCAGCTTTCCGCGATCCCACAGTCGGCCGACGGGCTTGACGTAGGCCGGACCGCCGTGTCGATGTAGTACTTGCCAGGCTGCAGCCGAAGCTGAACATGGCCGTCCTTCGTCGACACAGTGATACCAGTCACGTTGGCCAGCGCATTCACAATGGCAGTCACCGCCGGAATGTCCCAAAAGTTCACGTCAGTCGGGGTAGTGACTCCAGTGACAGGCGCTGGGGCCCAAGCCCCGCGCGTGGTCTCAACCTGGGGCTCAAGGAACGCCAGGTCGTAGTCAACAGACAGAGTATAAGACGCGGCAGTGCCCGAAGGCGCATTCACCGTGTAAAGATACAACTGTCCACAGTAGCTCTCGCGGAGATCACCCGCCGCGTCATACGAGGTGTAGTACTCACGCATCGCGACACCAGGTCGAACGGCCAGAGTATACTCGGTCGAACCACCGGTCTGTCCGATGACATGGTGACGCCACGCTGCCATGGCCTTAACGCCCTCGATCGACGCCATAGGCGAAGAGTCCCCAACGTCGAGGTCGTATGCCATGATAAACGTGGCCGCCGTGGTGAGGTTGCCAGCAATCCGAAGCCGGAAAACGAGCGAGTTCACAAAGTACTTCTCGTAGAGGCACGACAGAACTCCAGCCCGAAAACCGAGGGTCTTCGGCCAAACCAGCATCGACACAAGCGGCGCGTAGTCACCAGCACCGATAGTACCAGCAGTGACGAGCTCACTACCTCGTTCACGCATGACGGGTGTAGTCGTAGTCACAGCGAGAGCTGGGAGCGTGCGCAGCGCGGGAGCGGCGACGACCGAAGTCGAGGCCGACAGTCCAGCACCGGCACGTGCACGCGGTTTTCCTGCTGCGCCAGCAGCACGGCGCACGCCCTTGCGGGCAGCACGCTGTGCACGAAGACGCTTCGCAGCTTGACGGGTTAGCATCAAGAAAACTTGCGGCATGGTCAGGAGGCGCCGGGGCACCAAGCCCGGTTAGTACTCGCGCAGCGAGCCCTGCACCCCAAGTGGAAGCTGCCTAGACATCTACCTCAACCATCCTCCGGAGCACTGGATGGTCGAGGCGCCACGGGAAGCCGCCATGGCACGAGTCAAGGTAGGCCTCAGCACTAGCCACTAATGGAACGCTCAGCGAATAACGCTCACAACACATCGCGATGGCCGCCTGCTCATCAGGCAACGGTGCGTCCGAGACGCGCTGCAACCACCACCGCTTGAAGCCATAGCGGTCGAGATCCACGGTGTCGCGGCGCGCGAGGTCAACGGCGTCCGGAACGCCGTAAACCTCACGCGCCACAGCACGCGCAAGCGCCCGCATAACGGGCACATGCGAGAACTCGATCACCAATGACCGTGCAAGCGCCCGCAGCCATTCGCCACGGGATCGCTTTGATTCTGGAACGTGCAGCCCGAAACCAGCCTTGGCAAAACAACGCCCAGAACACTGGGCCGCCTGGAACTTAGCATAAGCAACAGGCCAGAAAAGGCACGAACAAAATCGCACCCCACTCGCCTGCTGACAAACGTTCAGCTTCAGGGTGAAGCCAGACCCGACGGCAGCCTGCAGCACACGACTGACAGACAACAGCCCACGCGGGGCAGCCAACACACAGTCGTCGCCCATGACGATGAGACGCCAAGGCGAGGCTAAGGCTCGGCACCGCCATAGCACAACAAGCCAGAAGCCGATATTGATCAGGGAGTTACCCACTGATGTGTCGGCATTACCGGACTTGCGCGTGCCACCGACGCCATACCGTCCAGTCCCGAAGGCTGCACGAGCCTCGGTCATCAGATCGGCGGCCCAACCAAAAGGCGGGTCACCAGCGACAAGAGCCATCGTATGGTACTGGTACACGAGGGCTGGCACTGACACGTGAGCATCAAAGCGGGAAAAATCACCGCAAAAATACTCACAATCGCCAAGGGTGTCCTGCACCGACCGCATCCAAACGCCCAAATCACACACCGTCATACCGCACGCGTAGGTGATACGGGCCTCGGCATTCAGGTGGTGTTTCAGGCTGTTCGAAACAGTCAGGCAGTACGCCCCAAAACGAGCTTGGTACGCAGGGCTCCGGGCGCTGATCACCCGAGGGTCGAAATCCTCCACGGTACCCACAACCGCTGGATCCACGACTCCGGCCACATCGGGCAAATCTGCACCTTTCAACACCTTCTCCAACTTAATGAAGAAGCGCACCTTGCTGTCAGACACCGGCCCAGGAACCTCTTCCCAGGCGACAAGCTCTTTCTGCTTTGAGACGGGCAGCCGGCCAAGCCAATCCTTCCACGACACAGGCCAGAGGTCGCATCGATAGACGAACGGCGAGACTAGCTGCTCGGCGTTGATCCAGAACTCTGCGTCGACTGATGGCACCGGCATGGTAACGCGATTCCGTACGGCAAGCACGGCGTTGTGCCAGCAACGCCGTGCAACGACAGGGAAAGCGTAAGGGACATACCACGCCAGACATTCAAGTCGGACCATCGGTTGGCAGTCGCCCGCCGGGATGTCACACCACGCACCAGGCCGCAAGGGCTGCACAGACCGTCCGCCGCAGCAGACGTCATAGAAGCACAAGCGGCGAGGGCGGGGCACGCAATCGTAAAGTAAATGCCACATCGCGCCGACCCAACCACTAAAAAGCAGGTGCAACGGCGCGACGATGACACGCCCGAAACACACCTCAAAGAGCATGTTGGCCAACCACCCAAAGGGCAGCAAGCCGATCACGCACTCCAAGGCAAGTGCAACGGGCCACGAAACGAATGCGACAGCCCAGCAGGCTTTCACGTGAGGCACGGTGAGGGCATATGCCCGAATCCATCCCCCGACCGACCGGAAGGCCAAACCACCCACCACAACCGCCAGTACAGCGAGAGGGGGGGGCAGAGAGGCCAACAGCAGTGCGAGGAAGAGAGCGACACGCGTCATGAAAGGCAAGGCAGCGAGCACAATCACCGCGAGGGCGACGGCCCACCACACCGGCATAACACGGCACAGTGTCGACATCTCCAAAGCAAACCAGTTGGCGAGCGAGATGCCCGTCGTACGGAGCGCCTGGGTGGCACCGAATCGCTTCCATACGGCAGCTGACTCAGTGTCCACCGCGGCCTCCACTGGTGGCTTGAAGGACTGAAGAGCACGATGCAACACCTCAGCGTGGAACGCATCGCCGGCTTCTGGCCAGCGACCGCG